GACTCTTGTTCGTGCAAAAGAAACTGCATATGCTGTAGCTAATACTTTGAAAAATCTTAAGCTTGACGTAGAAGCAGCTATGGTTGGCCACAGCGGAGCAGGTGCTGCAGGTTCAGCTGCTGTTGCTGATGACTCTTCTACCGCAGACACTGATGAAGCTGCTGTTGAAGTAAACCGTCAAATGAAATCAGCTTCTAACATGATTACTACTACGGTTGCTTGTACAGATACAAATGATGCATTGACTGAAGATGACGTACTGGCTCTACACCAAAACTGCTACACCAATGGTTCTGACCCATCTGTACTAATGATTTCTCCTAAAGATGCTTTAGGTGTTAAAGACTTTGCTACAGGTTCAAACAAAACTCGTGACTTTGGTAACAGCAAAACTGTAACAAATGCTGTAGAAATTCTCGTAACTCCATTTGGTACTGTCAGAGTCCTTCTGAACAGAAGTCAGTTAGCTACTGAAGCTTACCTGATTGACCCAACGATGTTTAAGCAGTGTGTACTACGTCCGTTCAGCCGTACTCTATTGGCTAAGACTGGCGATGCTGACACTCATTTTGTATTGGGTGAAGTTAGCTTGAAGCACAGCTCGTTTGCTGATAGCGGAAAGATTACTGGTCTTGCATCATCATAAGACTGGTTAACTGATTGTGGGCAGGGGAGCGGTGGTTGGATTGTGCTCTCCTTGACAATCGCTACTCCCTTGCCCGCTTTTTATCTATAGGACCTCTAATGAAAAAAAAGTTTGACGAAGTAGAAACCAGTTTAATCCTGGACTCAGATACTCGTAATTTCAACTTTAAAAAAGAACAGCATATCTCCGATGACTTCATGAACAGCATTAAGATGCAGCGTGAGAACTCATTCGGACTACTTGAAGGCGAGATGATGAGCGTAGCCCAGGTTCCCTCCCTGGTATACGAAAGATGGCTAACTGAAGGGTTCGACATCATGAAAGAACCTGCCCATGCCATTGTTGCTCGATTGAAACAAGAAAGCCTCGATGGGTTTTTGACAACTAAGAAGAAGGTATAACTAATGAACTATGGAAGTATTCGCTCTCACTTTAAAGCACTGCTGAACCGCAGTGATATCACAGATGCCTTGGCTGACACTTTCATAGACCAGGGAATAGTTCGTATTCAGCGTTCACTAAGAATACCTATCATGGAAAAGATATACGAATTTAATGTCACAACTACCATAGATTCTATCGTAGTACCCGATGACTACCTGGAAGCAATATCCATATACCACGATAAACATGAGCTTGAGCGTGTCCCCCTGGGCGATATGTTAGCTCTAAAAGACAACGGTAACTCAGGCATCCCACGTTACTTTTGTAGGCAAGGTAACAAGATACTATTGAGCCCTGAACCTGCTAAAGGAACTGGGTCTATCTACTGTTACTCAGAGTGTCCTGAGATGGTTACAGACACAGACGAAAACAGCCTGGCACGAGTTGCAAGTGATTTGATTATCTATGCAGCCCTAGTCTATGCATCAGACTATTTCCTGGATGAAAGAGCCCAGGTGTTCGACCAGAAATATCTGTACTTCATGACTGAGCTCCAGGAACAAGCCAATGTTGCTGAACTCTCAGGAACACTCCAAAGAATGCGACCATCCTACGAACTTTAAATTGCGAGGAAGCAACTAATGCCTAAGACTTCTTTTTACTCTGGTACAGGTATAACCTCAGAGAAAGCCGATGCAGTCGAAAGTTCTGCTAATGCTGCAGCACAATCTGCAGCTGATGCAGCCACCTCAGAAGCTAATGCTGCAACTTCAGAAGCTAATGCTTTAACCTCAGAAACTAACGCATCCAGTTCAGCAGCTAATGCTTTAACTTCAGAAACTAACGCAGCAACCTCAGAAGCCAACGCATTAGCATCTGCTACTTCAGCACAAAACTTAGAGATTACCTCTGCATCCTTTGACACTACCGATGGTACATTAACACTTACCAAAGCTAACAGCGGTACAGTTACTACAGACCTCGATGGTAGATTCCTAACGTCATACACAGAAGCCAACGATTTATCTACAGCCGTAACGTGGGCTGATGTCCCAGATGAAAACATTACAGAAAGTAGCGTAACACAGCACCAATCAGCTATAAATGCAGGTGTAAGTATTACAGAGTCACAAATAAGCAACCTGCAATCATATCTAACAGCAGAAACAAGCCATGCTGATGTATTAGTAGATGGAGACTTCACTAGCAACGGATTAATGAAGCGCGATGGTGCAGGTACTTACTCTGTAGATACAAGCACTTACCTAACTACGCATCAAGACATTACAGGCAAAGCAGACCTATCAGGTGCTGACTTTACTGGTGATGTGACAACTACAGGTGACTTAGGTATAAACACTACTAATCCTGCACATCCTTTAGATGTCAAAGGTAATGTTAATGTCACATACGGTACTGACCCTATATACACAACTAGTCCTCTTTTAACTAATGCTTCTAATACTACCTATAGTATTGCAGAGATTACAGACATATATTACGCAAGTGTTAGGTCAACAATTAATCAGTCTCCGCTAGGGGCTTGGAATGATAATCGAAGAGCCGTACAAATACTATTTAACTTTAACGGTACTGGGCATCCCACAGCAGGTCAAAAGGGATGGTCATCGGCTGACCAATCAGTAGTAGGTGACTTTATAAATGATACTTATTCTTCTAACGATATCAGTACTTTTCAGTCGTCTGCTTCTGCAATATTTAACGGTACTTACACCTTACAAACTACTATTATTGATGACATTTTAGATGGCGATTATGACCATCTTGTAGATTATAAAGTAGGTATTAATGTTGACCCCGCTACAGAAGCGTTAGATGTCGGTGGTAACATTAAGGCATCTGGAACACTAGCTACAGGAGGTTACACGCTTGCAAGCACCGATGGTACAGACGGTCAAGCCTTAGTAACTGATGGTAGTGGTAATGTTTCTTTTGGTGACGTTACAGTAGACGTTTCAGGTAAAGCAGACTTATCAGGTGCTACGTTTACTGGTGATGTTTTGTTTAACGATGGAGTAAAAGCTAAGTTTGGTACAGACAGTGACCTGTTAATTTACCACAGTGATGGAGAGCCTTCCATAATTGAAGATGCAGGTGAGTTAGGGCTTCTTCTGAAAACCAACGGTAATGTGTTTGCTGTGGTTACAGACACCAATGAAAGCATGATTACTGCTAGTCCTGATGGCGGTGTTAGTTTACATTATGACGGAACTAATAAAGTAAATGTAGGGGAAAATGCCGTTACTATAAGTGAAAACCTTTCTGTAGAGACTGGTAGTAATTTATCTGTGGGAGGTGGCGACTTAGATGTTACAGGAGACATTATAGTAAGTGGTACTGTAGATGGCGTAGACATACTGGCTAGAGATGGTGTTCTTACATCTACAACGACTACAGCGAACAACGCCTTACCTAAAGCAGGTGGAGAGGTAACAGGTAACATAAATGGCTTTATAGACATACGTAATTTCTACAATGGTTTAAACCACAGTAGTGGTGGGAGCCAGTTTTTAACTACAAATTATGCATATATTGGGGAAACATTCCAATACACCCACAGTGGTCTTGGAACTAAAACAATAGACGTATCTTTAGATATTCTATATTACAATGTTAATTATACAAACGATGCTGAGATGCGTTTTGTTCTTGTAGCTCCTGACCCGTCAGCAGAAACTACAGTCAATTTAGGGACTGTTGTTGCTAAATCAAATCCTGCTAGTTATATGACACAGACTGAATTTTCTGGGGATTTTACTAAATACTTTTCAAAATACATGGGTTTAGCTAAATCTTCAGACGGTACAAACTCTTTAGGTGCTATATACCTGTACTATTATAATGGTACTAGCAATAGAACTATTATACGAACATCTACACAATCAGGTGCTCCTAATTTAGGAGATACTGTGTATTTACACCCGTTTGATTGGGAGTCTTCTGGAACACAAATTATAAGTCCTGTGTATCAAATAGATGGAACTACAGATAGCACTGTTATAACGCGTAGAGATTTCCAGGAGCATTTAGGGTATTTTAGCTCTTCTGTTAAAGTGGGTGTACAAGTTAAAGAAACAAGTTCGTCTGAAAATGTAGTAATAAACGAGCTTCGAGGAAAACTTACTAGGGTGGGCAATTAAAATGCAAGTAGGTTATTTGATAAAAAAAGAAGACAACACTACGGAGCAAGTCATACACAGTAGCCATTCTTCACGGGAAGAAGCGCATACTGCGGCTTTAGCTTTAGCTGATAGTTTAGTAGGGGACGATACCATAATTGAAGTCCAACGTGGGTATCCTGATACTGAAACAACATTTGTACCTAAAGTGGCTTATAACGTACCACCAACTGACAAACAGAGAAATCCATCTTAATCGGAGAACAACATGGTAATAAAAACCATAGTTTTACTCCTGACCCTATGTCTAAGCTCTCTAGCTAAATCAGAAGTAAAGCAAGAAGGCTCCCTTAATTCTTTCACAGGTGAGGGAGCCCAAGTCTCAAGCAACAACAATACCACCGACACATCTAGTACAACCCAGAACACATACAACGGAGCAGGGTCTAGCAGCCAGATGCCAGTAGGCAGTGCTATATCTCCTTCGTACATGAGCTCTGGTATGGACACCTGTCTCAAAGGTACTGGAGGCTCACTACAGACCTTAAGCGTAGGGTTCTCCTCTGGTGGTTACACTATCGATGAAGGGTGTACCAGGAGGCGTGACAGTAAGCTGCTTTCAGACCTTTCTATGAAGATTCCTGCCATCGCACGAATGTGCCAGGACCTAAATAACTGGAAAGCCATGCTTGTCTCGGCAACCCCATGTCCGCTGTTATCTAACGGTAAGCTAGTCGTAGGGAAACGTGCGTTTCTAATGAAGCGTAGGCAGCCTGAAGTGTACATACCTGATTACAACAAAGACACCAAGGACTGGTATGACACCATACTCAACATAGGAGCAGAAGAAACTGATGAAGAAGAC